AATGCGCCCGCTTTCCGCTCTAGGTCGATGCGGCTGTCTTGGTGCGGGTTGTCCCGTGCAATGGCGGTTATCGCCTGCGCGGCGTCCCATACTGTCCGGACGGGCTTTTGCTCTTCTTCAAGGTGACGGGCGGCGGCGGCCTTTGCCATGCGCTGGCTTAGCCCTGCCCGCTTGGCCAGAAAATCCAGCGCGCTTTCATCATCGCTGGCAATCTTGGCGTCCTGCGCGGCCTTTACGCCGTCCAGAAAATTAGCGGTTGCGCCATGTGCGAATGATTGCAGGGCTGGGGCGGCCTCATATGCAAACCGGTCGGGGGCGAATTTAGTGTGGCGGATTTTGATTTCCTGAAAATTCTCAACGCCCCATAGATTGCGGTTCATGCAAACCCCGCGCAGATACATCGCGGCAATGCCCGCTGTCTTGCTACCGGTTTCGCTGTTCCATGCATAAAAGCCCCTGAAGACAAGGTCGGGGTCGCCGTTCGGCAATTTGCCAATTTCCAGCGGGTGCGTATCGTCTACCAGAAAAACGAAAATATCGCGGTCGCTGGCAAATAGCGTTGTCGTGTCCAGTGTCACGGGGACGAATGGATCATAAATTGCCCGCCCGTGTTCGGTGCCGGTCATCATGCCCGGAACCTTCCAGCGGTCAGGGTCGGCGAATTTCTTCACGGCGTCCAGAATTTCATAATCATAAATCCGGCCATATTCGGAACCGGTGGCCGCCCGCAGGTTACCGCCTTCCGACCGGTGGCCGTAGGCCTTTACCAGTTCGCGGTTGCGGTTATAGCGCAAGCCCCATTGTAAAGCGTCCGCCGCAATGGGTGCGGGCAGGTCTTTCAAATAGCCCGCCGGTGCGCCTGCTAACTGGGCAAGTTGGCCGAATGACCAGTTGGACGGGGTGTTGATATGTTCGTCCCCGTTTTCGTCCGTGTATTCGACCAGAATATCCCCCCTGCTGGGGTTGTTTTCATCAAACTGCCCTACAATCTGCATTTTATGGGTGTTCACAATGCGGCTGGTCATGTTCTGGGCGTCCTGCCGTTTATAGGCCAGCATATCATCCAGCGACAAAAACCGCTCATCGGCGGGGCGGTTCCACCAGTTAGAAGAGACCGCGCTGTTTCCGATGCCATGCGTCAAGGCGTCCGTCTTATATGCGCCGGTGACGGCTGTTTCGGTTGTGTTTGTTTCGATAATGTTTTGCATCTTAAATGCTCCCGTAGTTAAGCGGGCAGGATTGCCCGCAAGGTCGTTATCTCATAAACCCGCATATAATGCAACCTAATTTTTTCAAAAAATAAAAAGCCCCGCCGGTTGTATCAGCGGGGCATATATGTGCGGGCGGGATTGTCCGGCTATTCTTTGCCTATATCCCCCGCTACATGGTGGCGGATAGTTGTCCCCGCTGGCAGGGATTTAACAAAAGCCCGCAAGCGGTCGCCGTCCGTCTGGGCTTGTTCCTGCTTGGCGGTGTGTTCCCAGTGCAGGTTTACATTGCCGCCGGTTGCATAGCATCCGCCGCGCTGTTCGGTTCCAATTTTCTTTTTGCTGTTCCCGTGCGCTGTAAAGGTCACGATATAATCACGGCCAAGCCTAGCGCATAGCGGGGCTTTATCCCCGCCGCAATTATTGCAATTTGCGCTGTCGTTATATTCAGCAGGGCATCGGATAAACCGGACGCCTTCCAGCGTTTTATTTTTCCCGTTTTTAAAATAGTTTTCAGGGACAACGGTCACGATAGGGGCGTCCGTTATCTGGCGGGCTAAGATAGCGGTTTCGGGGTTGGCCGCGCTGTAGTTGATAACGGTTTTATTTTCGGCCAGTTTATGCGCCCAGAATAACGGGTGAAAGTGGGAATAGGTGAAACTATGCCCGCGCTTCGGTTTAGCGTCCAGCAATGCGTCAAGATATTCATAATCAATTTGCATTTCTGAACATCCGCGCCCGCTGGGATTTAGTTCGCAGGATGCGGGGCAGGTTCCAAATTTGTCCCGATTGCCCGCCCTATAGGTGACGGCGCAACCGGTTGTTTTATTTGCCTGCGATATTGCGGTGGTTTTCAGCATGATTAAGCCCCCCGCCTGTCCATATGATGGCCTTCAATCACCAGTTCGATTTGATAGGGGTCGCCTTCCTGCCAGTCATGCGCCTTTAGCGCGGCTTCTATAGCGGCGTCCGCGTCTGGGGCTTCGACCAGTTCATAAATGCTATGCGGGTGATCTAAGAAAAACAAAACTGAAAATTTATTCCGGTTAGGGTTTTCTAATAGTTCATCAACGGCCGTTATCAGGTCAAAAGATTTCACGCCGTATTCGGCGGCGTATTCTTTAACGCAAGCGTCAACCGTCCCGTTCCAATGCTTTAGTTCATTTACGCATAACTGCGCTATTTCTCTAAGGTTTTCCATCGTTTTAACTCCCGTAGTTATATGCGATTTCTCCCATATATAGCCTAAAGAAAAAGCCCCGTCAATAGACAGGGCTTAATTTTTTGATTTAGTTATTTTCGGCGTCTTGGTTTGGGTAGTTCATGGGTGCGCCGTTTCAGGTTGTTATATTCGCTTCCATATAGCAAGCGGCCTATTAGTCGAAAAATAAACATCAGTTGGTAGTCTCCTTTATTTCATCCCACCACATATTAAACTCTTGGCGCAATTCTTGGTCAGAATTGTAAAGTTGTTCCAAAAGATTTGCGACATAGTCCACCAGTGACGCATCGCCCCGAATATCGCGCAAGTCATCCTGCGCCAAGATTTTGAAATCAATCGCGCTCATGACTTCACCCATTCGATGCAATATTGGATATATTCCCAGTTGATACCGATATTGGCGTCAAAGCCGGATTCCATCCGCAACATAACTTCATGGGCTTCATCATCGCTCAATTTAATTTCCATGTTATGGGCGACTTCAAAAACATCTTCCATGTGCCAGTCATCCCGCAGGATAGTTCGGCCATTTTCTTCCACCAAGTGTGCCATCGTTTTTACTCCCGTAGTTTGTTAACGATGCCCCATTGTATGCGATTATATAGGACTTATCAAGTCAAAAATTGTTTCCCAATGAAAGGGCTGTTGGCAACGGAATAACGGCTCGACTGCTTCAATGCCGTCCATCTTCAAATCTACCGCCGCATTTGCCGGATACAAAAGGCATTCTGCCGGTTCGGTCGGCTTGGTCTGCCGCTTAATTAAAATCCAGCATGACCCGTGCTGGTGTTTAGTAAGCCACGCAACTTGGGCTGGCCGCAGTTCAACGCGGTTGCTGGTGGTAAACTTTAACTCGACAAGATGAAACTCGCCGCGCTCATCACAAATCAAAACATCTGGGATGCCCGCGCCGATATAGTTTTCAATCCTCGTCAAGTTCCACTTCTTCCGCGTCCTCTGTGCGGCTTCCTTCACTTGCTTGTAAAAGCCTGCCTCTCGCTTTACCGCGATTACCGGTGTTGTCTTTTTCTTCGGCTGTGATGTCGATTGTGATTGGGGCATAACTGTTCTTAATCTCCTCAAGTGCTTTCAAAACATCTTCCTTACTCATGCTGTCGATTGACCCATGACGGATTTCAGATTTACTGACATAAATGTCGCCTTGTGCTTGCCCCCGTCTATACTCAGCCTGCACGGCGGCAGAGTAAGCCCCGTTTTGCAAAGCCATATCCCGAATTACTTGCAGGTCACGGATGTGACGCTGGTATGTGATGCCGTATTTCTCATCCAGTTCCCGCCGATAAGATTGGATAGCGGCGACAACATGGGGTGAAATATGCGGGTTGGTTAATTCATAAGCCCGTGTGTGAGCAGACGATACAGAGTATCCGGCATTGATTGCCGCGTCTCTCAAAGTTATCTGCCCGTCCTTGCTGACCAGTTCCTTAACAAACAGTTCCTGCTTGCGGGTCAACGGCTGGTTCACATTAGCCGGTGGTCTTCCCCGCGTTTCCATAGGTCTTCCCGTAGTTTTGGATGGTTTGGCTCTAGGCATAATCTTTCCCCAGTTAAAAAGGTCTACTTCGGGAATATACACAAGAAACACCTATATAGACCAGAAAATATTTTTATTTTTTTTTTAGATTTTGACGCACTAAGGCCGATTTGCTGGTTACATTTTATAAAAAATATATGTAACCACTTATGTAACCACACAAAACCTCTGTAATCCTTTGTTAGTAAGGGTTAGAGAGAGTGGTTACAAAAGTTACACTGGTTACGGGTATATTTTACTGAAAAATATTTTTTTTAATTTTGCTCCTATATAGCGTAACTGTAACTTTCTTTTGAAGAAGAAGTGTCGTTCTCTGGTTTCGGCACAAAAAAAGGGCGACCCGAAAGCCGCCCTACAGTGAAGTTACGTTAGTTGCTCCGCAGTGCGTGGTTATTGCCTATTTCGCTTTTGATGGTGACAGCCTCTTCGGCAGACCATTTCAGTTTTGTTATGCGCCGATGGGCAGTTTGGTAGTCCACGAGTCCATAATGGAGACAGGCGTCTTTTAGTGTTGGGAAGGTTTTTCCAAAGACGGGTATGTTGGAAAACTTGCGGGCAGTGTATTTAGTTAGCCCGTGTTCTTTTTTCAGAAGGTAGATGGTGCGTTTAGCCATACCGTATTTTTCTGTTATTTGGTCATCTGTTGCCCCTGCTTTGACCTCGGCTACTACTTTTTTTCGGATGGTTTCGTCGTATCGGACAGTCATTTCGGCGCGAGTTTTAGTTGCTCCTGCCCGTTGCAGGATGCGGTTTATGGTGCTACGCCGGACATTATATTTGTTAGCGAGTTTTTCGGTGGTGATTTTGTTTTGGGTATAGTCGTTGATAACGGCTTTGATTTCGTCATCTGACAGTTTGATACCGTATCCGCCCATAGGTGCGCCGACTAA